AACTGATGCTAATGTAAATGTTGGCGGTACTATCAGACAAAACGATTTCGCTTTGGAAGATGGTGCTTATGTAGCATATACAAGTAATGATAAAGTTGGTGGATAATCATTAATCATTAAATGAGAGATATAAGTCTTGAGGCGCGCTAAGCATTCTCTCATTTAATACAAATTAGGAGATATTATGGAATATTTTAATGGAATAAGACATGTTGATGTCTCTGATATTGATTGTTTAAAAGATATGACACAAGAGACAGCAAATGCGATAGCAACAGGTCCTCAAGACGCATTCTTTACATTATTAGATAATTTTAATAGTGATTTAAACTATTTTATTGGCGATACAATAGATGTTACAGATAAATGGAACTGGAAACCAGGAACATATGATAAAATAGATAAAATGATACTAAAAAGACTCAATTTTGACAAGAAATCAAATGGTATCTATAATAAAATCAGTAAAATAAGAGAAAGAAGTAATTATTTAAACTATGTGATGAGAAATGCTCAAGAACTAGAAAATCAAAAGTATAGATTAAAACAATCTGGTTTAAGTAAGAATGTTAATATTGGTGATTTTCAAGACAAAGCTAATAAACTAGTGGATGCAATAAATACACAATGCAATTTAGTACAAGAATTAACTGAAGGCAAAGTAATTATTAAACCATATATTAGCCAGCATTTTGAAAATAGATTAACACCAATATATTTAGATGTTAAATTGTTTGGATTAACATTATCTGTTTATAGTGGAGATAAATCAATACAAGAAATAATGTTACAACCTATTCATTTAGTAATGAAATATCCATTTAGACATTATATTAATAATCAAGCTACACGTTGGAAAGTTTGTGGAAATTATGCAGAAAATGATAGAAATATCAGGTTTCCATATATATCAACATCATATCATGATAGAACAGGTGAATTTGGAACTGTATGTTTAGATAGATTTAATGATGATATTTTAAAATCATTTCTAAAGGTAGATTATATACAAATGGCTATGCATTTAATGAATTGGGCTCAATATTATAGCACAAATCATTCTAATCCTTATAATAACTTAAAGTTTCTTCATTATGGACTGCCAAAAGGCTATTCTACTGAGTATAAAGCTGTTTTATCTGATATTACAACAGATTGTGCAAGTAGAATCACCAATACACCACTTGAAGATGATTGTATTACTTATTATGATGAATTAAAGGAGAAAACTTTGATTTGTAATGGTATTGAATGTCAATTAAAAGAATCTTGTAATTTATTTTCAAATAAAAATCTTATTATGAAACATTTTGAAGATAAAACTGATATACATTATCAAATTGAATCAATGATAGGATATATAGTTGGATATACTGATACATTAGATGAAGGTAACAAAGCTTATCTATCAGAAACTTCAGTTGGATATGCAGGAGGTGATTTTAACAAAACATTCATTGAATATCTTTTTAGAACTATATATAGTTGGAATTATCCATTTAATACTATTGAATCTATACCAAGTTTTTATAGAGTATTAAATCGTTACTATCATTATGAAGCAAATATTGTTCAAGTTGAGAAAAATGAAGAAGATATTAAACAAGAGATGTTAGCATGGGCTACAAACCCAGGAAGGAGACAAGATGGAACTAGATAAATTGTTTTATATACCAGAGAAAGAATGGTATGAACTTCAAGGATGGGCTACAATAGCTTATGATGAAGACAAGAATGAAATATCAGGGCTAATGACTGCAATACCTCAAAAAGATGGTAGATATAAACTCTGTGATGTAGAAATACTTAAACAAGAAAATACAGGGACAAATACCACATTAGATGGTGATGCAGTAGCTGCATATAAGATGAAATATGCTATGAAATACCAAAATAAAGACATGAAATATGTTTGGTGGCATTCTCATCATACTATGGATGCATTTTGGTCAGGAACTGATAAAAATGAGATTGATGAATGGAAAAATAGTAGCTTTTCATTGGCTTTAGTAATCAATCTTAAACAAGAGTATAAATTCAGAGTAAGCGTTTGGAATGCTTGTGGATTACCTGTAGAACAACACTATGATATCCCTCTAACTGTAGAGAGAAAGAATGGTGTAAAGGTTACAGATAAGATGAAAACTCTTTATGAAGAACTTTGTGATAGTCCTACTTATACATATCGTGGAAATGTAAAGCAAGTTGGATTTAATTATGGTATGCATAATACAAGAGTTAATAATGGTAACTTAGAAATGGAAAATGCTTTTAATCAAACTGTTGAGAAATTAGATGAAATAAATGATAAATTTATGGAAGCTGGGCTTAATGTTTCTGAATGGAAAGAAGAAATTAAGAAAATGAATACTGTTCTTAAGGCAAAGAAATATCCATTTAGCATTAAATCATTAGGAGGCTCTAAACAGGAGATTATTAATGAATTAATGGTTACTTTATCAGGAGATATGATTAAGTGGGAAGATGAAGCTATAAAATATCAGGTAGAACAAAGTTATATCTGGGGAGGTACATGTGGATATTAATAGTCGTTCAACAGGAATTATTGACTGTTTAAGCGATTATACATTTCATATACTTGGATGTGGGGCTATTGGTAGCTCTGCATCCACTCAACTTGCTAGAATGGGAGCTGATAAATTTGTATTATATGATAATGATATAGTTGAATCAGCCAATGTAGGAGTATCACAATATACATTATATGATGTAGGTCATACTAAAGTACATTCTTTAGAAACTAAACTTAAAGATATTAATGACCTTACAGAAATAGTATGTGAAGATGGATTGTTTAAAGAGTTATTATATAAAGGAAACAATCAAGATATAGTTATTATAGGATTTGACAATATGAAATCAAGACTAGATGCTGTATCTGAATGTTCTAAATATAAACTTAAATTGTTAATTGATGGTAGAATGGGTGCTGAACATTACCAGCAGTACACATTTGTTAAACCCAATTACAATAATTACATTAAAACTTGGTATGCGGATGAGGATGGAAGTAGTGAACCTTGCAACATGAAAGCTACAAGTTATTGTTCAAATATGTCAGGGAGTTTTATAGCAAATACCGTTCGTAAAGTGTTGACTCGTCAGCCTTACGAAGTCGCTTTGTCATTTAATTTTCCCACTATGACGGTAGAGAAAAATACTTGTTATAAAGCTTAAAATGTTGTAACTTAGGAGGCTGGAGAGAGGTAGTTGCCGTAATAAGTCTAGAGCCCTCTCTCTAGCACCCTTTCGTCATCGTAAAATAAGAAGGAGAAATGATATGGCTTTGAAAAAAGTTAAAAGAAAAGCTATCTCTAATAATCCAAAAGTATTACTATTATATGGAGCTCCAAAAGTAGGTAAAACTACAGCTTTAAGTCAATTAAATGATTGTTTAATAATTGATACAGAGCAAGGAGCAGCTATGGTAGATGGATATATAGAGGAAGTAAATAATAGAGAAGACCTGATTAAAATACTAAAAGATGCAAAAGATGGTCATGAGTATAAATATGTTGCTATAGACACAATAGATAAAGTAGCCGATTGGGCTGAAAAAACTGTATGTGCAGAAGAAGGTGTTACAGCAATAGCTGATTTAGCTTATGGTAAAGGTTTTGCTTTAGTAAGAGAAAAAGTTCTTAATACTATTAAAGTAATGAAAGAGATATTTCCTCATGTAATAGTTATTGGACATAGGAAATGGGCGAGAGCCATTGTAGATAGTAAAGCTATAGTTGAACCAGAAAGCTTAGATTTAACAGGAAAGTTAAAGAATATGCTAATGGCAGATTGTGATGCTATAGGTTATGTGTACAGAGATGAAGATAAAGGCAAATTAATGGTATCATTTAAAGCAAATGAAGCATTAGAAGCTGGAAGTAGAAGTCCTCACTTGAGAGGCAAAGAGATAGAGTTAAAATGGAATCTTATTTATAAGGAGAAAAGAAATGGCAATATTTAGACCAGAAATGGGCGGTGGAAGTAGTTACTACGGAATCTGTGAAATAGCATTAAATAGTTTTGAAGATAAAAGTTCACAGTTTGATTGGGCAGACATATTTATTAATGTAACTGTTAATCAAAAAGATAGTGAATACACTAGAGATATTAAAATAGCTGGTTCATTAGACAAAGATGATAAAGGCAATATAACAGGTGGTAGTGTATTAAAAAGAATGTATGTTTTCTTTGATGCTATTGGATGTAAAGCAGGATTAAATGTTAAGGGTAAATGGGAAGATGAAAAAGGCAAGCCTATTGAAGATATAGCTAGTTACTTAAATAGCAGATTTACACAAGTTGCTATTCCTGGTGCAGGGTTAGATTACAATTATTTGGCTTATATCTATAAAGAAAAGCCAAAGAAAGAAGGTGATAAAGCCTGGACTAGAACATATCATAAAATATATTCAAACAATGATGCTAATAGAGCTAAATTAGATGATGATGTTAAATGGTTAAAAGGTAAAGGTGTTATTAAAGAAGCAACAGATTTACCTATTCAACAAGGTGGTAATACATTACAAGGAAGCGGTTTAGCTAGCTTATAATGTATGTTGAAATAGCAAGAGGAACTCCAGCTAATAGAGGTATGCTAATAGACCAGAACACAATCGTGAATTATATAAGTGCTGAAGAGCCCTTATATCGCTCTGTGTACCTCTATGGGCAGGATGCCAAAGATTATGTAGATAAAACAGATTCTCTTAAGAATTTCTTTGGCGTTAGGAGTATAGATAAAATCCCTGTTGATATTGATAAGGGAGATAATTCAAATGAAAAAACTCTTGATATTTTAAGAAGTATAATCTCAGAACTAGAAGAAGCAGGAATTGGTTGTGGTAGCTTCCAATCCTTCTTCTCTGGTTCTGGATATCATTTGGACTTATCTGGAGACTTATTTAATTTCAAAGCAAGTCCTGATTTACCATATATAGTCAAACAAACTATGAATAAGCTTATGCCTAATATAGATTTGAGTATTTATATAAGAACAGGTATATATAGAGTTCAGCATACTGTAAACAAAAAGACAAATCTATTTAAGATACCACTGACCAGAGATGAGGTTTTTAATCTTGACCCAGTTGATATATTTAAAATAGCAAAAAATCAAAGATTTGATTACAAATATCATGGACTTGAAGCAGAAGGTGAATTAGAAGACAGGGTTGTTATAGAAGTTCCTGATATTAAAGTATTTAATAAAATATCAGAACCAACAACATTAATACCTTGTGTCCAATCTATGTTAAATAAAGGACCACAACAAGGTAATAGACATGTGACAGCTATGAGAATAGTTAGCCACTTCAAAAGACATGGAATACCAAGTCATTATGCTAAAGTTTCAATGTTACATTGGAATAATAAAAGCACGAATGAAAATTCAATAAATGAATTGGTAGAAAATGTTTATAATCGTAATTATAGATATGGTTGTCAAGATAAAGTTATGCTTGACCATTGTAAAACTCAATGTATTTACTTTAAGAGAAAAGATTACTTTATTAATATAAAGAATGCATCGGAAATGCAACAAGAACTTAAAGATAGATTAACAACTGATTTTACAGGTAAAACTATAGATTTAGGAAAAATGCTAGGCGTAGATAAAGAATCTATTATATATCCTGGAGAACTTGTAACAATATTTGGACCAACAGGTTCTAATAAAACTACATTTGCTCAGAATATAGCCTTAGGGGTAGATTTTGTTAATAATTGTATTATGAAAGATTGGCAAATTCCTACATTATTCTTAAGTTTAGAACTATCATCATGGTATATGCACAGAAGACACCTACAAATAGTCTCTGGTAGAACTAAAGATGAAGTTAATGATGATTATGATAATTTATACGAAAGACATAAGGATGAGTTAGAACATGTAGTTGTTCAAACAATAAGCCCTACCTTAGAGAGTATAAAAGAAAAAGTTAGAGAGCTACAACCTTCATTAGTAATTATAGACTATATAGACCTAGTAGATACTCCTCCACATATAAGAGGAGAATATGAAAAAATAAGGCATATAAGTCATGGGTTATCTAATTTAGCAGTGAATAATGATTTAATTATCATTCAAATATCACAAGTAGCCAGAGAATATAGTAGAAACGAAGTCTTAGACCTGTATGCAGGTAAGGGTTCTGGAGCAATAGAAAATGCTTCACGTAAAGTAATTGGATTAAATGGACAAGCAGACAAAAAAGTTAGAGCTGTAAGGTTATTTAAAAATACTGATGGAGAACTCTTCGATACTAATATTGAATGGACACCTAACTTTAGAATGAGGAGGAATTATGAATAAATTATTCAAACTATCCATGCATGAAAATGCTACTTTAGTATACTTTTTAAACAATATAATCTTTGGTTTAATTCATCAAAAAGATATGAATAAAGTTAAAGGTATTGTTATAGGTATATGGAGATTTCAATTGCAAATCTCAATTGGATATTCACAAGAAAAAGAAACCATAGGAGAAATGGGTCATGCTTAGAAGATTAAGAAAAACAGTAAAAACAATATTGTTTGGAAAAAGAAAACAATATAATTATAAAAGAAGTTATAGTAACTATGTTACTTGGCATGCACATGTTAAGTTACAAAATAAAGTAAATAACTTAATTAAACATCTTAAACTAGAAGAAGTTGGAAGAACAGGGTTAATAGGGGAGCCAAAGGATGCGAAGAAATTCAATAATCAATGGGACTACTAAGCCTAAAAGAATAAGAAATGGAGCTAGGGGACGAAGGTCCCCTAGTAACATAACTCGTTGGGAAAAGAAGTTTAGAAAGAAATTAAATAGATTTCATAAACAATTTGCCAAGAAAACATTTCATAGATTGATGAAGAAGTCATCAACCTTAAGGTCGACATTAAAGAGAAGGAGCAAAGAATATGAAGTTGAATTTAATATATCATTGGAAGAAGTTCGTGAATTACTATATAAGTTTTATGGACATACCTGCAATTATTGCGATGCGCGTTTGTTGGTTAGCAATATGGTATGTGACCATATCCACCCTTTGTCTATGGGTGGTAGTTCAGTTCCTAAAAATCTTCAAATGATATGCATGAGATGTAATACAAGAAAAGGACCTTTAACTAATAAGAATTTTAAAAGAATATTAAAATGGTTAAGGAAACAAGACATAGAGTTGAGACGATATGTTTTAAAGAAAATGGCTAGTAAGGATTTTTAATGAGAAGTTCAAAGGAAACTAAATATAGAAAAGGTTTAAATAATAAATTAACTATATTAATTGGTTTGTGGATATTTGACAAATTAATTATGTTGTTAATGTTATGGTTTTTATAATTAAAGCAGAGACGCTGATATTTGAAAATATAGTTGTGAACTATGGATTTTAATGTTAATCTCTAGTCTCTGCTTTAATAAATAGGAGATTTTATGAATATTGATTGGACAAAACTTATAGGATGGATATTTTTATTTATATTTTCCATTCTTTGTTGGTTGTTGTTCTTTTATTTAATTTTAGGATTATAAGGAGAATAAATTTGAAAAAGAAAACATGGGGTAAAGGGATTGCTAAATATTGCCCTAAAAATAAGATTTGTTGGTCTATATCTAAAACAAACAAGTTAATTGTATATAAAGAGCTTCCAAGCTATGGCTTGGAAAGAAAGGAAATGCCTAATGAAAAATAATCTAAAGAATAAAGATTATAAAGGATATGTAAGGTCTACTTCAAATGTAGCATCTACAACTAATAGCTATCAAGTTAATCTTCCTCCTCATATATGGAAAAAGATGAAATGGAAATTAAACGAACCTATTAGAATTATTATAGATAAGGAAAATCAATGTTTAAAATTGATTAAAGAAAAGAGTATTTAAAATGATTAATACAGGAGCATTCATGTCAGCAGAGAAATTAAGAGAATATCAAGGTAAAAATCTAAGTAAATTAAAGAAATTTGACATTGATTTGGATTTTGGAACACAATATGAACAATCTTTGGCAAATATACTTAAACTAGGTAAAATAGAAGTTAAAACTGAAAGAGATAAATGGAATAGCACTCGTAATGTAGCTATAGAATTATCTTGTAATAATAATTTAAGCGGTCTAAACACTACAGAAGCTGATTATTGGGCTCATATTTTAACTTTGAAAGGTGATATAAAAGGTATTATATTACTACCAGTGGAAAAACTAAAAGAAATGGTAAAATTAAGCGTTCATGATGGCAATGGTAGAGTTGTCATGGGAGGAGATAATAATGCTAGTGAAATAGCATTAATTCCTTTAGAAGATTTGGCTCATGGTTTTTAAAAGAAACAAAGGCTATTACTCTGAATTAAAGGAAGAATCGACAAATATGTGGATAGCTCAGCATCCGTTATTTATTAGCGGAAATAAAGGGCTATTCCCATATTTTGATACTAATAATAAGTATGGTGTATTTACAAAAAATCATAAAGGCTTAATCTTAAAAGACATCAAGGAGGAAAAGTGGGATATTTAACCAGTAGAGATTATGAAAAAATAAGAAAGTTAATAGAAACATTCTTAGATAATCCTATGTTAATAGATAATTTATTTAAAACATTAGTATTATTTTTAGAAACTAAAAATAGTATTCCTATTCCAGTAGAAAAAACTGAACTTAAAATAATAGATACGATGTCTCAAAGAAAAGTTCTCAGAGAAATACAAAAAGCTGATGATGCTGCTAAAAGGTTTGCTGAAAAGCTATTAAAAAAGAATGATAAAAAGAGGAAATTTAGTAGAGTTACTCAATGAGGCTGAATACTCAACCTGCAAGATTTGCAGGAAAACAAAAACTCAAGCTATTTATAAATTTAGGTTTGCACAATATGTAACTGACCATATACCAGAGATATTAAATCCTGTGTGTAGAAAATGTGTATATAAAGAAGTGTTTGGAAATAAAGGTTATACTAAAAAAATGAAGGAGAGAGTGTTAGATGGCAAATAAAAAGCCTAGTGTTAAGAAGAAGCCCACTATTAAAGAAATGGCTTCAGTTGTTATTACCATAAATGACAAATTACATGAAATGATAGGTGTCGTGAATCAATTAGACAGAGTATTAGGCATGTATATTTCAATGAAGGGCGATAATGACGAATTGAATAAATTTATAAC